CTTCCGATCCAAAGGGAAAGCACATAAATTGTGTATTTCCCTTTTTTATTTGCAAAGGAGAGCATAAATGAAGGATATACAGAGAATGCAGAGCATATTCCATAACATATTGACTGTTATAGGAAACAGAAATGAGTACCAACCATGTGAAGATGGACTTGCATACCTAATGAAGATGAAGGCAGAATACGTTTCTAAAAACGAGCTGCATGAAAACGTACAGGACTTAATATCGGTATCTGGAAACGTCATGCGTTATGCGGTACAAAATGAGAACTATGCACTTGCAGAAAAAATGAGAGAACTCATTTTCAAGATGTACGTATTCGACGCACAAGACTGGTTCGATAGTTTCATGATTGCACTTGAATACGATAGAAAGCCTAGAGAGCGATTCTACATCCCACGTAAGAAGATACTCAAGGGCCACGTAGAAACCCTACAGAAACTAGCAGATGGGGATATACAGGAATTATTCTTATCGCAGCCGCCTAGAACGGGCAAGACCACTCTGATTATTTTCTTCATTGTATGGCTTATGGGTAAATACCCACAATTCCCGAACTTGTATGTATCGTATTTTGCGATATTGACTGGCAAGTTTTATGATGGTGTACAGGAAATCTTACAAGATCCACATACATATAATTGGCAAAAGATATTCCCAGATAGAATTTTGCCTAACACAAATAATGGACTTTCAAATGCAAAGGACCAAACACTATCAGTAGATACCAAACGTCATTACCCAACACTGACTTGTCGTTCATTGTACGGAACATTGAATGGTGCATGTGACGTTGAAGGTGGAATCTTGATATCTGACGACTTGTTAAGTGGTATTGAAGAAGCACTTAACCCAGATAGACTTGAAACTGCATGGGGAAAGGTTGATAACAATATGCTTTCACGTGCAAAGCAAAGTACACGTATTTTGTGGATTGGTACTAGATGGAGTACAAAAGATCCAATCGGCAGACGAATGGAGCTGCTGAAAACAAACGATAAATTTAAGAATCATAAATGGGCGGATATCAGTATTCCTGCATTAGATGAGAATGATGAAAGCAACTTTGAATATGATTATGGGGTTGGCTTTTCCACAGAAGCATATCAACAGAAACGTGCTTCCTTTGAGCAAAATGGTGATATTGAATCATGGCTTGCACAGTACCAACAACAGCCAATCGATAGAGAAGGTACAGTGTTCAATCCAAACGATATGCATTTCTTCGATGGCACTTTACCCGACTTACCATGTGATTGGGCCTTCACTACAATCGACCCAGCGTTCGGTGGTGGCGACTTTGTGGCTGCACCTATATGCAAGGCTTATGGTGATAAGGTTTACGTTGTAGATGTCATTTATACAAATGAAGATAAGACAATATCGCAACCTACTATCGCTACAAAAGCGAAGGAACATGGACTTACTACGTTACGTGTAGAAGCGAATAAGACGCTTGAAAGTTATGTGGAAGGTATTGAAGAAGAATTAAGTAAATTGAATTATAAATGTAATGTTGAGATGGTTTCTGCACCAACACTTGTTGCAAAGAATATTCGCATTTATGAAAAGAAGGCTGATATCATTCAACACTTTGTGTTCTTGGAAAGCGGTAAGCGTTCAAAGGACTATGAACAGTTCATGCAAAATGTGTTCAGTTTCAAAGCAAATGGCAAAAATAAACATGATGACGCACCAGATAGCCTTGCGATGGCTTCTAATATGTATCAAGAGATATTGATTCCTACAGTTGAAATTTTCGATAGACCATTCTAATAATTTTATTAAAAAATACAAACGTTATGCTTGTTTTTGCTTTTAAAAGTGATAACTTGACGATGATGAAGGGAAACTGATAAATGGCTTATACAGGTAGAAAGAAGATTTTATTAAATGTAGGCAGTATCAATGAGCAGAATATCGTTCAGTGTTTGAAGAAAGCACTCGACATACATAAGAAGAACGTAAGAGAAGAAGAATATCTGTACAAATACTATACAGGTAATCAACCTATTCTGAATCGTATCAAGAAAATCAGGCCTACTATCAACAATAAGATTGTTGTAAACAAGGCAAATGAAATCGTATCGTTCAAGACTGGCTACTTGTTATATTCACCGATTCAATATGCGTCAAAGTCAAACGAGCAATCGGATGAAATCAGTACCCTTAATTCCTACATGGATGTCAAGAATAAAGTCACAGTAGATAAAGATGTTGTTGATAACATGCATATCTTTGGCTTGGGAGTGAAGATTCTCTTACAGAGTGATAAAGAGGATGACATTCCGTTTGATTTATACAGTGCTGATCCAAGAAACACGTTTGTAGTTTACAGTTCTTTGCTTATCGGAGAGCCTGCACTTATCGGAGTACGTATTTATACGGAATCAGATAAAAAAACTGGAATGGATGTTACGACTTACGAGTGCTACACCAAAGACACATACTTTAAAGTCAAGGAAGATAGAGTGGTTGCAAAGCAAGCAAATACGTTGCAACAGATTCCGATTATCGAATATCCACTGAATAATGCACGTATTGGAGCGTTTGAGATTGTGCTTACACTACTAGACGCAATCAACCTGGTGCAATCCAATAGAATTGATGGAGTAGAGCAATTCGTACAATCACTATTACTATTCCACAACGTAGATATTGATACCGAGAAGGTTGAAACACTGAATGAAATTGGTGCTATCAAGTTCAGAGATATCAATCCAAGTTTACAAGGTGAAATCAAATATCTTGTATCACAATTGGACCAGTCAAACACACAAACACTTATTGATGACTTGATTGATAATGTACTTGCGATTGTCGGTATGCCACCAACAAAGAAAACAGGAAGTTCAGCAGAAACTGGTATGGCAACCATCATGCAAGATGGATGGTACTTGGCAGAAGCTAGAGCGAAAGATACAGAAAACTTATTTAAGGCAAGCGAAAGACAATTGCTAAAACTTGTTGCATATATTTGCAATAACACATCCGACTTGCTACTGGACTACAAGGACATCGATATCAAGTTCACACGTAAGAACTACGAGAACATCCAATCTAAGGTTCAAGTGTTGATTGCAATGTTGCAGAATGAAAAGATTGCTCCACGACTAGCGTTTGCTACTGCAAACCTATTCCCAGATAGTGAAGGAGCATGGATTGAATCAAAGGAATATATGGCACAACAAGCAAATGAGCAAGGGAAGGAAGTAAATGCAATTCAAACTGACACCAAGACAGATCCAGAGAATTGAGAAGGAACTGAATAAGAGCAACATCGTTGAAGTCAAGATTGAACGAAATCAAGTTGTGCTCATACAAGTTATGCGTAAGTTAGTTCCAGATGAAAAGTAAATAAGCCGATTCCAAACGTGGAAAGGAGAAACCCAAAGGGGTATCAAGGTATGTATTCATGCATATCGTGATATCCCTTTTCTTTTATTTATGCTAACCATTTTAGATTTTGACGAGATACATGCAAACACAGAAAAAATCGTGAATGCATATCTTACTTCCAAGACATTGGAATTAAAGAAGAAACAAGAATACATCGAGTATGAACTTTACATGCTATTGGGAAGTTATTACATCGATGGCTTGTATAGCACAGGACTCACAAAGGATATCGATGTCAGTTCATCCGACATGCAGTCATGCATTTACAAAAGCATTGCTGGCAAGACATTCAAAGACCGTGTTTACGAATATGTGGCAAATAACGATGTTAAAGCACTTGTTAAGTTACTTGATAGTGAAGCACATAGGGTGTATGAATCGGCAGCTTATAAGACTGCTACAGACTATCAGAAGGCTACAGGGAAAGAAGTTCTAAAAGAATGGAATACACAGGGTGACTTAAAGGTGCGTGATACCCACGAATACATTGATTCACTGGTGAAGAAACTTGATGAACCCTTCATTACATTCGATTTAGATGAAGCACAATTCCCAGGCGGATTCAGTAATGCTGAAAACAACGTCAATTGTAGATGTTGGTTGAGTTATACAACAAGTTCTTAACGGATAAATAGTCCGAAAAGATATGCGGAAGGGAAGTCGCAATACAAAATTCGCACATAAAGGTAGAGAAACCTTAAATCGCAAAATAGACAGTTAGGGAAAACTATAATCGCAGGAGAAAAAACAAAATGAGTTCTTTAAAAGAGTTATTAGGTAAAGCCTACAAAGAAGGAATGTCACTAGAAGAAATCGATACTGCACTAGCAGATATGACGTTCCACACAGACAGTGATTTTACAAATCTGAAAAACAACATTTCAAAACTTACTTCTGAATGCAAAGAGTGGAAAACAAAATATCAAAGCACTCTTGACGCTGGCGAACTAGCAAAGCAACAAGCAGAAGAAGAAAGAGAAAACATGTTGAATGAATTGAACTTATTAAAGCGTGAAAAGAACATCGCAGATTTAAAATCACAGTTCTTGGGTATTGGCTATGGCGAAGAATTGGCAAGCGATACCGCAATCGCAACATTAGATGGCAATACTGCAAAGGTATTGGAAAACCAAAAGAAATTTGCAGACCAATTAGTCGCAAACACTAAGAAAGACTTGATTAAAGACAATCCTAAACCACAAGGTGCAGGAAGTGGAAATGTTGATGTAATGACGAGAGAGAAGTTCGGTAAACTTCCGCCTAAAGAAAAGGCAGATTTCATCACAAACCACAGAGAAGAGTATGACGCAATTTATTCAGAAAATTAAAAGGAGACAAAAAGAAAATGGCAAACAAACCTTATGACAATTTTGTGTTAGGCAATGAAATTAAAGACCAGTTAGTTTCACACTTAAATCATTCTATCTTCTGTAAGGCTGATACAGATTTAGTTGGAACTGTAGGTATGGAAAAGCACATCCATCGTTACTTTGGACAAGTTGGTACAGACGCAACGGCTTCCGGTGCAGAAGAACTAGCAGTAGGTGCAGGTAACACAAAGTCCATCGAAGCGTCCTTCACAGAAGAAATTTACAAGATTAAGTTAGTACAGGCAAATGGTGTATGGCACGATGAAGATGAAATGAAAGATCCATATATTCCATTCACAATTTCCAAGAAGGTTGGCACAGACTTATTCAACAAGTTAAATGCTGACATCGTTGGAGAATTTGGTAAGGCAACAATTACAACTGCAGTAACAGGAACAGATTTCTTCGGTGCAATTGTTGAAACACAGGCACAGATGAAAACAGACTTTACTGAAGATCCATCAACAGGAAATGGAATGTTCCTTCTTGTAAACCCTAAGAA